GCATGCTTGTTACTGATACCACATATATTGATTTAAGTTTAAGTTCTGCTACGGGGGATGTCACCTTAACAGCAGCATTGTCCGCAACAGGTGCGCCGGGTAATAGTAATTATTTAAGAGGCGACAATCAATGGTTTACACCTGTAACCACCATAAATACAACAGATGGTACATATATAAATCTTACACCTAATACCGTTGCTAATGGGGCAGTAACGGTAACTGCGGATTTATCCGCAATTGGTACACCTACAAATTTAAACTTTTTAAGAGGAGATAATACTTGGGCAGTTCCAGCAGGTGGAGGTACAGTTACTTCTGTTAATTCTGGTACAGGTATTTCAGTAGATAATACTGATCCTGATAATCCTATTATAAACAATACTGCTCCAGACCAGGTAGTAACAATATCTGGAGCGGGGGCAACGTCTGTAGCGGGATCTTATCCTAATTTTACAGTATCATCTCCAGCTATACCGGATTTAAGTGGTTATGTAAGAGGTTCAGGTTCAACAGGGTCGGTACCTCTGTGGGATTCCAGCGGAAACACTCTAGAAAACGCTCCTATTGATGTAAAAAGCGGTAATCAATTAAACTTAGGCGCATTAAATAATGCAGCGTCTGGATCACAAATGACTGCTCTTATACATTCTACTAGAATATATAATAGATTGTATGTAGGTTCAACAGGTGGCTCAGGAGCTGTTGATTCTGTATTAATATCTACCGGAGCTACTACAGATGGAGCAGATGGTTTAGATTGGAGTCCTGTAACTGATTATTTAAAAAGACAAACAACAGATATATCTACTTTTAATTCCGTTGATGATGATGTAACCTTAGGTGGAGGCAGTGCATCAAATACATTGCTTGCTTCGCAGCTTGCTATTAAAACATATATTGATAACACCGCTGCAGGATCAGGCTCTTTAATATATCAAGGTGGTTATGATGCAACAACAAATACACCGGATCTTACCACTTCCCCAAATAGTATATTGAAAGGTTGGACATATGCAGTTACAGTAGCTGGTGATGCAAGTGGTTTTTGGGTTCCAACATTAGGGGTAGGCGATTTAGTTATTGCTAATGTAGATAACCCTACTAGTGCTTCTGATTGGACAGAGGTACAGAGTAATATTGATGTTGCTACCGATACAGTTTTAGGTATTGCAAACTTTCCTACCGCTGGCGGTCTTTCTGTAACTGCAGGAGCGGTTTCATTACCAGTAACAGGTGTTACAGCAGGGGCTTATACAAATGCTAATATAACAGTTGATAATAAAGGTAGGATAACTGCTGCTAATAACGGATTGCCAGGTGGTGTTATTAATTTAACAACTGCTAATAGCACTTATGTTAATTTATTAGATTCAGGCACGGTAGCTCAACCAATTCTTACTGCTTCACTTTCTGCTGGTAGTGGAATTGCAACAGAATTTTTAAGAGGGGATAATACATGGAATACAGCTGTTACTAGTATAACTGCTGGCACAGGTTTAGATGGTGGTACTATAACAACAACGGGTACTATAGATTTAGCAGATACTGCTGTAACGCCTGGGGCTTATACAAATGCTAATATAACGGTTGATCAGCAAGGTAGAATTACTTTAGCATCGAACGGTGCCGCAGGGGGTGTAACATCATTCACGGCTTCTAACGGCTCTTTCATTAATTTAACACCTACTACATCGCAAACTGGAGCAGCAACCCTTACAGGAGATTTATCTGCTTCTGGAACAGCAGATTTAACTACGTTCCTTCGCGGCGATAACGCATGGAGTACAGCTGTAACTGGTTTAACAGTGGGTAATAGTTCTTTTATTAATTTATCTAATGCAGGTACTGCAAATGTTCCGGATATTACGGCTACGTTATCTGCTACTGGAACGCCTTCTGCAACTACATTCCTTCGTGGGGATAACCAATGGGTGACGGTTGCTGGTACAACGTATGATTACTCAAGTGCTCAGTCAGGCGATGATGTTAATTTAAACTTAATACCTTCAACAGGTGCAACTGATACAGTAACTTTAGTAGCTGGTTCTAATATTACATTAACAGATAATGGCAGCAATAATGTAACAATAGCGGCCTCCGCAAGTGGTGGTGGTACTATTGAAAAAAATGATTTTACAGGTACAGGATCGCAAACGCAATTTACATTAACAACCGCACCGGCATCAATATTATTTACCGATGTATATATTAATGGTGTTTATCAAGAAAAAGAAACGTATTCTGTAACAGGTACTAGTCTTGATTTTACAACTGCTCCACCATTAAACGTTTCTATAGAAGTAATGTCTATTATTGTTTCTAATTTATTACCAGGGGCAAACACATTAACTACTAATGATTTTACGGGTACAGGTTCACAAACAGATTTTACATTATCAACAGCTCCACCTAATATAGATTTTACTAGTGTATATGTAAGCGGTGTATACCAGCAAAAGGGGCAGGCTTATACGGTGTCAGGTACAACATTAACATTTACAGGAGCACCAGATCTTAATGATACAATTGAAGTTGTTATTATATCTTCAGCCTCTTTAGTAAATACAGCGCCTGCAAATTATAATACAAGTGTTATATCTTCTTCAACAAATGCATCTAAAAACACTTTATATGTATTAAAAGCAAATTTAACATTAACATTACCTGTATCACCTGCTGCAGGCGATTCAATTAAAATAAGTAATTTATCTGGTGTTGCTACTTGTATCGTTGCTAGAAATGGTAATAATATTATGGCTACGGCTGCAGATTTAACATTAGATAATGCAGTAGCAAGTTTTGAATTAGTATATACAGACGCAACAAATGGTTGGGTAATTATAGGCCCACAATAAAATAAATTAATAAAAATAAATTATGAGTAATTTTTCAGATTTTTTTCCAGCAGCATCAGGCGGGGGCGGTGGTGGATTTACAAAACAATTAAAATGGACTACAGCTAGAGGTTTAGATGATGCTGATTATAACAACGCAGCAAGCTACACGGTAAACCCAGCAACTGATTTAGGCTTAGAAGATGGGGCATATATAGGTGTGCTTTTAGTCGGTGGTGGTTTTGGAGGCGCTAGCCAGACAGCCGGCAATACGGGATTAGGAGGACCAATTTTTTATAAAAATATAACACTGTCAAATGCTAGTACAAATTTAGTTTTGACAATAGGAATTGGTTATGGTGTAATTCCACCTCATCCCAGAACCATAATTCCAAGAACTGAGTCAACAATATCTGGGGGATTAACTTTATCAAGTGCAGACGGGACACAAATATTAGGGGATTCCCAATACGGGGAAACAAGCGTAGGAAGGTCAGGATATTTGAATGGATATGGCGCAGCGGGGAATAGGAGTTCTGGTCCTTATTTTCCAGATGCAAATCACGGATTTGGACAAGGCGGAGTACCTTATAGTATATCTTCAAGTAACACAGGGACACAAGGCGCAGACGGTGCAATATTATTATTCTATTAAAAAATAAATAAATTAAAATTATGCTAAATTATAAAATAGTAAATGGAATCGCAGTTACGGCACAAGAGGACATTAACGGCTTCACTGGACTTTGGGCTGCGGAATCTGAAGGATTTACGGTTGGTGATTTGTGGAATGAAGATGACGGATGGAGTCACCCTGTAAAAACAACTGAAGAACTTGAGTCAGAAGCAAGGGTATGGAGAAACAGTGAACTTAAAGCAACTGATTTCATTGTTCCAACAACGGATTATCCTAATCACGCTTTGTGGTTAACATATAGACAAGAATTAAGAGACTGGCCATCTACAGATGCCTTTCCAGACACTAAACCTATAAAACCTTAATTATGGCATTAACACAAGTAATAACAGAGGTTATAGCTGATGACGCTATAACTACCAACAAAATTGTTGCAGCTGCTGTAAATTCTACAAAAGTAAACGATAGTGTTATAAAAACTATTACGCTTACTCAAGCGGCATATGATGCATTGGGGTCGTATTCATCAAGTACAATATATATAACAACACCATAAAAAAATAAGCATGGAATTTAGAAGTATTGAAAATTTAACAGCTATAGGCAGGGTTTACGATGAAGAGAACCAAGCTTATTATCGAGTGGACGATGTAATTAAATTTACACTACATAACGGAGGCACTATTGATAAGACTATAACGGAGGAAAATGTTATGGTCGATAGCCCTACAGAAGAAGAAATAAAAGTGGCAACCTTGGCTATTGAAGCTAAAAGATGGAGAGATCAAGAATTAAAAAATACTGATACTTTATCTTTATTAGCTGACCATCCTAATAATACAAATATATTATCATATAGACAAGAATTAAGAGATTGGCCAAACACAAGTAAATTCCCATTAACAAAACCAACATTAAACTAATAATATTATGTCAGTATACTTAGGAGATTTAGAATTAGCAACAGGCGGGGGAGCTACAGGTACAGGGTTACCTGTAAACACATATGAAAGCTTTTTAGTAAATGGTACAGGTAATCCAGCCGGTTATGATGCTACAACGGGATTATACACACATCCAAACGGAGATTATTGGTTAAAAACTGGTAATACTATTAATACTGACAAAACAATTTACCCAGACGCTGGAGGTACTACAAGTACTAATTGGGCAGCTACTGGAAATACTTTCACTGGGCCAGGCAGTAACGCTGGGTTAGCAGCGCCAACGGATGGTTTTTTATATGCGGCGACCTTAGGAGGTGCAATACAGAGATGGTCTAAAGCAGGGGTACTTCAAGCAACTCTTCCTTCTCTAGGAACTATAAATCAGAGGTCGTTTGGAACTAATGGTTCAAATAACTTATTAGCTGCAGGTGGGGGAACTGTTAGGGAATATACTACAGCGGGAGTAGCCACAGGGTTTAGCTTTAGTTATACTGGACAGATGAGTACAAATAATGTGTATGGTGTTGATTCTAACGGAACTTATATTTGGGTTTTAAATGGCCAAACAGGAGAAGCATTTAGATATACACAAGCTGGAGTTTATACTGGTTTTAGCATAACTAACCCTAGTAATCAAGAGGATGTAGCAATCGTTAGAGAGGAGGCTCTCTTTATTGAAGATGCCAACATACCTGATGGATTTGATCCAACAACCGGAGCTGCGTTACCTGCTTCTGGGGCGGTTGCAGGATCTTTATTTGCCCCTGATCTTGCTGATACAACTAAATTTTGGACTAACTATGTTGGTACTATAAGGGAATATACTTTAACTTTTTCTAAAATTTTTGGAGACTCTACTGCAAGAACAGACACTGATTCCGGCCAACCGTTATTTATAAAACTAAAATAATTAAAAAATAAAACATGGCATTAACTAAAATAAAATACGGTGTATTAGGTGATCAATTTACAACATCTACCGCATTAACTCCCGCTGCTGATGTAGATATGGATTTCACAGCTGCTCAGGTGTTTACAATGACATCTAGTATTGCTGTGGATATAAACTTCACAAATGCGCAAATTGGTGATACTAAAGATTTAATTGTTACTGATTCCGGGGGTACTTCATCTCTTACATTTGATATAACAACTAACACTATAACTACAATAGCGGGTACATATAGTAACACTGCAAGTGCTGTAAACTTTATACAAATTGTTTGTATTGCACCAAATACATTTTTCTTATCAATATCACAAAGTATATAAAATATGAAAGCAAAAGATTTTAATGGGAGTATTAGTACTTGGAGGAGGTTGCCTAAAACCTATAAAAGTGCAACAAAGTATTATACAGCTTTCGATAAAGCAAGTAAAGATATTATAGAAGCCGAAGGTTTTTATGATGTTGTTAAACCAAGCTACGATAGTATAAG